ATGTTATCTCTGTTTTTAAATTGATCGTTTTGTATTTCTATCCGGATAAAAATTTTTAAAAGGGGTTAATTTGTATGAGTCTTAATGATGTGTTAAGGGCTATCAAGAAATCGTTTGTTCCTCGAAAAAGTATTGATTTTGAGGAGAGTGGAACTCACTTCGAGTTAGAAACTCTCACGGCGATAGAAGATGTGAAAGCATTAGAGGCATGTAAAGATCTGGATGGAACCCAGTATATAGAAGGACTGAAAAGAAATTCTTTGGCTTTTGCAATAAAATTGATTACTATGAAAAAAGAAGATGGGTCTATCGAGACTTATGATCTTTCTAAAGATATAATTGATTTTTTAAATGAAGGAACAGGAAAAACTGAATCGAAATCGAAATTTCTATTTATGGTTGATTTTTTATCCTCTTGGCCTGGAGATATACTTGATGTCCTGTTTGATGCTTTTTCTGATATGGTGGTCGAGGCCCGGGAAAAAGTAAAAAAGAATGCTAAATTCGAGCGTTTTAAGATCTCTGAAAAACCAGCAGAGGATAAACCAGAAACGTTAAAACGAGTGGCCGAGACAGATGAATCACTTGAAGAGCTAGATGATAATGAACGTTTAGCAAAGAAAGTGGAACGAGAAATCGAGGATGCGGATAGAGCTATTTATGAGGCTCAAGAAAAGACTAAATAATGTTTCGTGAAGAAGCTTATCATAGTTTAGCTGATTTAGTTTATAAAGGATTTTTGTGCCTGTATATTGGTTTCAAAGATCAGTTTTTAATATTTAAAACTATCAATGAAAAGGAATATGACCTGATTAAATTATATTCTGGGCCCATAGGGAGTCCTGGTTATACGGTGAGATTCAATATTAACTATCTTGTATTTAGCCTTTTGGTGCTTGATGGAGAAAACATACTGAGTCAACGTAAAGAACGGCATAAAGAGTTTTTTGAGTTTTTTTCTAAAATGCCGGCTTATTTTTTTGGCACTGTTTATAAAGAACTGATGGGTCTAAGACAAAATCTTTTTGATTTGAATAACTATTTAGAAGGATTTTGTTACACAAATCAATCTAGACGTATGTGGTATAATTTAAATAAGCATTTTCCGAATACTGAATTTTTAGTGGGAATTCCTGGAATCCAGGATCTGGGATTAAACGGTTATCAGGAATATTGGGTATCCATAAATCGAAGGCTCGACGAAGAAGAAGACTACAATAAACAGTTTTCTTTAGCAGTGTTGATTGCCTCTGCAAATAATCAAAAAGGGGCAAAACATTTGCGATCACAACACGATGCTAATTCTCAGACCGTCCGGGACAAAAGAAGGAAAATTGCTTTAGAAGGTACTACTAAAACAATCGATTGGTCGGCTGAGGGATGGGCGGCGCCTGTTGATACTGCAGAAGAACTGGTTGCGGAATTGGAAAGACAGATGCACGGATATAAAGATAAACATGATTTGTTTATTGAAAAATACTTGCAAGGACTAAAGGATAACTCAGATAGAATTGCGAAGGAACGAGAAGATGAGATTAATAAGCATAAGACGGAAAGGGCACCTATGACGAGTTCACAGAGGGTCCTAACTCCAGAAGAAACTAAAGAATTGATGTCTAAAAAGAGTAATAATCTTGTTATTGTGCCTTCAGAAGATATGGCGACACAAAAGCAAACAGACCGTTTTTTCAGTAAAATTGGCAGTAAGATTATTACAGGGAAATAAATATGGCTGATCCGCAACCAGTTAATCCAATAAACCCTCAAACTGTAAAGTCATATCAGGCTCTTGGAAAAGTTTTGGGCACTACAGGAGCTCAGGCCAAGACTCTAGTTAATAATCTTAATAAGATTTATAATATAACGAATAAGACTAAAATAGATAAGGATTTTTTTGAGAGTATAAGTCAGGTGAAAAAAGAGACGGGGAGTCTTTCTGATATTGTTTTAAAATTAAATAAAGAAGTTAAAAAACTGAGTTTTGAAGATGCCCTTAAGTCAGATAAAGCGGGAAAATTACAAAAAAAATTAAAAAGCATCTATGATGGAATACAAGACATTGGGAAAGAAGCGGACGTCGATGCACAAAAAGAGAAGTTTAAAGAATTTAGAAAAGAGGCGGGTAAGCTTGAAGATCAGATAAATAATATAAAGGATACAAAAATAAATTTTAAAATGAATACTGGAACTATGACAACGATGTTCCAGAACATTTCAAAGGGCCCCGATATATTGAATATGATGGGAGAAGCGAGTAAAGGGCTTGGTAAAAGTTTAGGCGGTGTTTCAAAGATGCTCGGGGGCTGGCCAATGCTGATTTTATCAGCAGCAAAGGCAATATATGATGTGACTGTAGAAGCTGATAAATTTGTAAAAAATGCGAATAAGGCATTTGCAAGTATTCGTGGCCCAGACATAATGACAAAAGATGTTAATCGTCAGTTTAAAGAGTTTAATGATCAAATTTATAGCACTGCAGAAACGATAAGGACTGGATTAGGTGCGGATGCAATGAAAGGGTTTTTAGAGGCTGTTTCTCAAACCGGTTATAATATTACTCAATTTCAAGGGGGCTTAACAACTTATTCTGATGCAATAGAAGTGGCCGCAAAAGCGAGTAAGATTTTAGGGATAGATGTTGTGCAGGCCGGTCAGTATATGGGTATTTTGGGCAAGGATTATAGAGAGAATCTTGGAGAAATGGGAAAGTCTTTTAATTTACTTGCCTTTGATGCAAAAAAATCCGGATTGAATACTTCTGATTTTTGGAACATTGTCCAGAATGCTACCTCCTCATTGACTCTTTATGGGGTGAAAATAGATGAAGCAGGAAAAATTCTTTCGACTTTTTCACATAATCAGGTTGGAGGAGCTAAGGATGCCGCCGCGGCCGCTGAAGGAATGTTAGGAGTTTTTACAGATGTTGATAGGAAACAGAATGCTATAGCGATGTCGATGATGGAAAAAGGAGTTCCGGGTGTTTTAGCAAATACTTTTAAAGAATTGGGGCTGACTGCTGGGGGAAAAATAGGAGGAATTAAAGAACAAATAAAACTTGTTGAAGCGAAAGAGCCAAACCAAGAAAATTTAGAGGCTTTGGATAGATTACACACAGATCTCATAAATGCTGAAAGGCAGCAACAGGATGCAATTAAAGCTGAGCACCTGGCCCAAAAGGGTGAGTATGTTGCCTTAGGGACTTATTTTGGAGATCTGGGGAGTAAGGCTTCATCATTAGTGCCGGCTATGATAAAAGGAATACTTCCAACTTTTACTAACATAGGAAAAATAGATGAGAATAATCAAACCCTTTTAGAAAACATTAGTAATTTGACTCATTTGTCAGTTCCTGCCCTTAGGGGTATAATAAAAAATGGTCAATTTACAAATCTAGAATTAAAGGAACTTTCTGAGGGTGTGGGTACGGATGGAGATAAATTACTCGATGCGGATAAGGCCACAAAAGATGATATGACAAGTGCAATTCAAGAAATGGATGATGGGAATGGTCAAGGATTTGATAATTTAATAAGTGCTTTTACTAAAATTGGGATGGATCCAATAAAAGCAAAGGAATTAACAAATTTAGTGAAAAATAATAAAGCTATAAAAGATACGGTAAAAAAAGCTCTTGTCTTTGATAAAAAAGATGGAATCTCCCAAATAAAAAATTTGCAAAGACTAATTGTTTCAAATGACGTTAGTAATCAGGCGACATTTGAGAGTATTGATAGTGATAATGACAATGCCAAGGATATAGGAAAAAAAGCGGATGACACTTTTGATAAAATTAAAGACCTGACACTTTCAATCCAAGAAATTCAGGATGCTGCCGAGAATGAGGTGAAATATAGAGCATATAGCATGACAGCGTTTAAATCGATGAGCTCTGGAATAACTGCGATTGCTAAACTCCTGACTAGTCACTTTCATAAGGGAACGGAATATAAAAGTCCAGAAGAACTTGTTGATGAAGCAAAAGCGAAGATCCCTGTGGCGCCATCTCTTGTAGGTGGTGGAATAGCACAATATTCAAAACAGGCCTCAGTTATAGCAGATGTTATGAATAAAAGAGCTAATAAGAATAAAATAGATGCTTCAGATATATTAGGTATGATGACCGCGGAAAATCCAGCAGGAGATAAAAATCATATTTCTTTAGATAAATCGGGAAAACCAGCGGGAACAGGCCTTACTCAGATGACTGCGATAGACGTGATGAAAGAATTGCGTAAAGAAGGTATTACAGAAAAAGAGTTTCCTGGCCCTACATCCTCGACTGGAGGAGAAGTTTCAAAAGATGATTGGCGAGAATGGTTAAAAGATCCTACGAATAATATGATGTTAGGGGCGGCGTATCTTCAAGATCAGTTTACAAATTATCAGGATAAAAAGAAGGGACAAATTGCTTATACTCTTGGGAGTGTCCCGGCTGTTGTTCCTCCAAATATAGAAAAGTATGCGACGACAGCACGAAATGCTGCAAATGAATATAAGGGATACGGTGCATTAGGTTTTCCTGTCACAACTCCAGAAGCCCCAACTACACCTTCGGTAATGGGACCAGGGCCTTTAAATAATACGACTTTTGGAGGGACTGGAACAAATATTCCAACAGCCATACCAGATCTTCCTGGAATGCCGGCCGTGGGGTCCAGTCAATCGGGAAATAAAACGGTTACTATAAATATAGCAGTTGCTGATAGAGACGCAGGGACTAAGGTCGTAAATGAAATCAGAAAACAAAATTATAATAGTCTCCTCGGATTAAATTAAAATGAGCCTACAGACACAATATAATTCTCTTCAAAATTATTTAAATTCATCAGTACCTGATCAGAATTATGCCCCGAATATTAAAAGTCTTTTATATAATTCAGAAGGCGGTTCTCCAGATAAAGTAAAATTTGTTATTCAAACAGTGGATATAAACGGTAATCCTTTTAAATATGCTATAAATGATTACAGCATTGTTGGACTTGTACTTATGATAAATCCGTCTTCTGTAAGCGTTAACCTTTCGAAGATGGTAAATAGGACTCAGACTATGACCGGCTGGGTCGAGGATCATTGGGGGGAGGAATTAGATACTATAACTTTTCAAGGGAGTAGCGCGGGGTTTATATGGGAGGGCCCTCTTCCTTATGTACAGACTCCTCAGGGAGGGCCTCAAAATACAGATCAAGTTCAAAACGTGTTTAATCAATACAATAATATCTCAGACCTTGGAAGCACAGAGCCTCATGGGGTCGGTGATAATGATGGACTGACTGTAAAAAGGCGCCGAGACACCGTTGCTTATAATGAATTTAGGCAACTAATGCAATTAATGAATGCAAATGGGTCAACCTTTGATTTACGGGGTATGGTACAAGATCGTTTGTACATACAGCTTAGTTATGATTATGCAAGTTATATGGGCTATTTTGAAAGCTTTGATTTAACGGAAAATGCTGAAACGCCATTTCGATTTCTTTATACAATAACTTATAAATCAGAAAAAACAATTTATTCTTTTTTGAGTTAAGCTATGAGTATGATACGACCAGATCCAGCAAATGATCGTGACTCGATTCGTAGAGCCATGGATATTTTTCTAGCTGGTATTCAAACATCAAATTATGCTCTTTTAAATGGAGTTTCTGGCTCGTCGTTACTTAATGAGGCCGGGGCCTATATCACTGAAGAGTTACCCGCCCCAAATCCAAATCTTACAGGCGCGTTATCGGCAGCGTTACCGATGACCCTGTCGACTACGGATGTTGATGGTAACCGTATACAAATAACTTTATTAATAAATCCGTCTAGCATGAACCATGGAAAGACGTCGACGATAAATGCTACTTATACAAGAAGTGGTTTTATAACACAGGCGTGGGGGCCAAATCAGGATTTAATAACCTCTACTGGGACGACGGCTGCTTTTATGATTGAAGGAACAGGTTTAACAGCCGTAAGTAGAACTCGATCATTTGCATATAAAAACTTTTTAGCTTTATTATATGCTTATAGAAATAATGGCTATAGTTTTGTTGATCCTTCAGCCACATCATCTGCTCTAACTCGAGTAATTGGAGTGATGAGTGGCATTGAAATGAGTTACGACAATCAAATTTTTATGGGGCATTTTAATAATTTTACTATTGATGAAATTGCGGAAAAGCCTTTCTTGTTTGATTACAATTTTGAATTTGTTACAAGTTCCTTGTCCAATGATTACGGTGAAGTAAGAGGCCATTTTGCGCCGATTCCAGCTCTTCAGGAGGCTTCTATACCTCCAAGGACGTTGAATGATATAGATTTAAATTTTGATGTGTCTCCAGCGGAGCCTCAGAATATTTACCCTTACGTATAAAAGGTAATTATACATGGCAAATGATCTTAATGGAATTTTCACCTTAAAAGAATTTTACAATCGTGGGGTAGTTAAGCTTGCTCCTGATGTTTTAGTGTATGTGGGCGGAAGTTTGACGACTTCTGTTATTGCTCCTGTGTCAAGTAATAATGGAAATTTGTCTTTTAGTGATGGCATTACTTCAGTTTCGGTTCAAAATGTTCTTGACCCGCCTGGGTCCTCTTCCGCAAACATTGAAATAGTCACGCCTATTTATGGGCCTAATTCTAAGTATTGGGCTTTGTATCCTGGTCCAGGTCCGAATAATCCAAACAGTAATCCTGTTAGGGCCCCTTTGTTTCTTCCTATGACAGAAATTAAAATTTTCTTTAAGGGTAGGTTTTTAGTAAACGGGCAACCCAAATATTATCCAAGTTTCTGGGGTTTTATAACAAATGTAGATGAAACTTATAATGGGGGAGTTTATAAAATAACCCTTGTTTGTGCTGATATGTTACATTGGTGGCATTATATTTCAATAAATGTCCATCCAACTATAGAAGCAATTGTGGCAGGGAAGCGGACAGCTAGTAACATCATGCCGGGTGGAAGTCTTCCTCTAACCATATGGTCAACTATATTCCAGACAAGCAATCCGTTTCAAGTTATTTATGCACTTATGACTCAAATGGGCTGGGTTGATTTTATTCCTCCTGTGTGGCTTGGACAAAAAACCCCACAGAATAGCATTTATGCAGTTAATCCATATGATCAAGCTAATGGAATTATGGCATACTGGAGTCAACGTTTTGCAAATCAGGCAAATATATTGAAAATGTACGGTATAAATGGGCAACAAGTTGATAAAAATGGGGTCCAATTGCGACGGCCCGAAATATTCGCTCCAGATACTGGGAAGGGTTCTTTTGTAGATGAAGCTATTAACCCTAAGGATTCCCAATTATATACCTTAAATTTAGACTATTTAAATAATTTCTCAGTCCTAGGCGATCTCGGGAAAATGAATGATTTTCAATCGGCCGAATATGTAACTAAACTTGATCTGGCTACGAATGTGAAGACACGCTGTGGGTACGAATTTTTTCAGGACGTGAATGGAAATTTTGTTTTTAAGCCTCCTTTTTTTAATATGAATGTAAAAGGTATGTTACCATATACTCTACTACCGAGTGACATTATAAGTTACTCTATTAATCAAGAATCCGAGGGCATTATAACAGCAATGACGGTATTTACGCCTTTCGATAGGTTGATTAAAACTACAGATTATGCCCAGGGGGTTGGTTTCTTCCAAGATATTAATTTAGTCAAACAGTATGGAGTCAGACATCGGGAAATGCATATGGAGTACATACTTGATGAGCACATGGCCCGGGCTTTTGCAGTTGGTCAGATGTCTATGATAAATGCCTCAACCATTGCAGGCAGTGTTGTTATTCCTGGGCGCCCCGAAATGAGACTTGGTTATCCAGTTTATATGGAACATAGAGATAGTTTTCATTATGTAAAATCAATTTCTCATTCTTTTGATTATGGAGGTTCTTTTGTTACGACTTTAAATTTAGAGATACAACGGAAAAAAATTTATAAGCAGGATACCCTATTTAATAAGCCATCTGAAAAAGGGGCTCCTTATATCGACACGGTGTTGAGATTGGATCCTTCAATAGATGTGATCCCTGATTCTGTTGCTT